AAATATTGTAGGAGATTCAGAATTACTTAAATAAATAATTCCTGATAGATAAGAATATTCGTGGATGTGAACTGTGTGTTTATCCTCTTTATTATATAATTGTGCCCAATTATTCTCTAAATAAAGTTTATGTTTATTTAAAATATCTATAACTTGTTTTCTTAAATTTTTTAAAATAGGAAAATTTAATACATTTAAAGTTTTGTAGGTTGTAGATTGATTATTATTTTTAAAGTTTTTATTTTTAACTAAAATTAATATTTGATCAATTTCTTCTTGTGAAACATTTAATGTGTATGTGTAAAACAAATTTTGTTTACTAAAAGGATCAAAACTATTTTTCATTTGTCTATAAATACCTGCACACTTATTCTAGGCATTGTTGATGTTAATACTGGATTAACTTTATGTATTAGTGGTGATTTAATTATTACTAAAGAATTACCCACAACAGGTATATAACCATGACCATTTTCATTGGTAAACATAAATTCTCCACCCCACTGTCTATCCCATCTATTATTAAGATAATATGTAGCTCCATATTTCCATGTTTCATCACTATGCCAATTTATTCCAGAGTTTTTTTGCATAAAATGAATAGTGGTAGACATGAAATTTAAATCAGGAACTTTAAAAAAAGGATTATGTCTTATTAAAGTTTTTAATTTTTCAAAAGGGGGGTAGTTCTTTACACCAACTCTTTTTGGAGTTACAAGATTTTTAACTAAATTTTTATTCCACAATTTATCTGCATCATGTAAATTTATTTTTTTTCTTTCTTTTATAACTGCATTGTGTATTCCTTTATACGTATCATTATCTAAAAAATTCTGTATCCACCAAATTTTTCCAGGTATATTATATATTAGTTTCATATTCTTCAATAAATAAAGTTGCTGTATATCTTCTAATACCTGGTTGTGTACTTGCATGTGGACTATGTGTTTTATTTGATGGAAACATCAAAGCCCTATTTTCTTTAAAACCTATGTGCATATCTAGATTATTATTTGTATAAAATACTGTTCCATTAGTAACTGCTGTAGATCCTTTGAGCATAATTAATATATTCATTTTAGATATTTTATCATCAGTGTGTGGTTTTAATATATCTAGGTTTCTTAAATCAATTCCTGAAGTTGAATGTATTTTTTTAATTTTAATACTAAAATTTTTTTCTGAATTTTTTACAAATAAATCTTGAAGAGTTTTATCTTGAATTAAATCATATCTATCCCCATAATAATTCTCTTTAGTTTTTTCTGTAGTGCCTTCAAAATACCTAGGTGTAAATTGTAATCTATTAGTTACATGGTTTTGTACCTTCTTTAATAGATCCTCTTCAAAAAAATTATCTATGATGCTAATCATTGGTTATTTTCACTCTTTCATTCCTTTAAAAACTATTATATAACACAATTATGGCATTAAAAAAAGTAGATTTTGCAGCAGGTTTTAATAAACAAAGTGTACCTTCAGCTCTTCCTGGACAATGGGTAGACGGAGATTTTGTTAGATTTAGATATACCGCCCCTGAAAAAATAGGTGGTTGGGAACAATTAACTGCAGCATCTAAAACATTACCCGGTGTAGCCAGAGCACAATTAACTTGGACGTCATTAGCGGGCGAACGTTATGCTGCAATTGGAACTTCGCAAGGTTTGTTTTTATATTACGGAAACGATTTTTTTGACATTACTCCTTTAGATACAGCAATTACTGGATGCACTTTGACAACTGTTAATGCATCTGATGTGTTAACTATAAATAAAGGATCACATAATTTAGAAGTTGGAAGATATGTAACTCTTTCATCAGTTACTGTTACAGGTGCTTCAGACTATACTGCAGCAGAACTAGAAAAAGCCTATGAAATTTTAACTGTGCCTACAGTAGATAAATTTACGGTCCAAGCTGTAAGAGCTGAAGGAGGTTCAGGTATGACTGCAGCAGGAGCTGCAACCGTTAATCCTTATATTGAAGTAGGACCTACAATTCAAACTATAGGTTATGGATGGGGAACATCTACATGGGGAGCAGAAACATGGGGAACAGAACGAACTACAAGTACAGTAACATTAGATCCAGGAAATTGGAGTTTAGATAATTTTGGAGAAGTTCTTGTTGCAACTATATTTAATGGTAAAACTTTTACTTGGGATGCAGGTGCATCAGGAGCTAGAGGCATAAGAGCCTCTGCATCAACAAGTGGATTTGTAACTACAAATAATCCAACAGCTACTAGATTTACATTAGTATCTGACAGAGATAGGCATTTATTTCATTTTGGAACAGAAACAACTATTGGAACTCCCGCAACACAAGATCCTATGTTTGTAAGATTTTCAAATCAAGAAAATTTAAATGATTATTTACCAACAGCAACTAATACAGCAGGAACTTTTAGACTAGATACAGGTAATCAAATAAGAGCAGCTTTACAGGGTAAAGACTATGTTTTTGTTTTAACTGATACTGCAGCTTATGCAATTCAATTTGTCGGACCTCCTTTTACTTTTTCAGTTAGACAAGTTGGAACTAATTGTGGATGCATAGGACAACACGCAGCTTCTTATGTTAATGGAGCTATATATTGGATGTCTAACGAAGGTGGATTTTTTATGTACGACGGTACTGTTAAAGCTCTTCCATGTTTAGTAGAAGATTTTGTATTTACTGTACAAAATGGAAATTTAGGTTTGAATTTTAATTCATCTGACGTCGTTTATTCTTCTCCTAATTCTTTATATACAGAAGTAAATTGGTTTTATCCTAAAGCAGGATCTGATCAAATTGATAGATGTGTAACATATAATTATCAAGAAAACGTTTGGACCACTTCATCTTTAGATAGAACCACATATACTGATCAAGGGGTTTTTACTAAACCTTATGCAACCGATTATGAAACCACGGGCACACCTGTATTTCCAGATATTCTAGGGATTACAAATTTATATGGTGCTTCTATATACTATGCTCACGAAACAGGAACTGATCAAGTAAATAGCTCAGGAACTACCTCTATTGATGCATTTATAAGATCTGGAGATTTTGATATTGAAGATGGAGAATTATTTATGTCAATGAGAAGATTTATGCCTGACTATAAATTTTTAGTAGGTAATTCTAAAGTAACTTTATTTATATCAGATTATCCTTCTGATACTCAAACAGGCTCACCTCTAGGACCTTTTACAATAACATCCACTACAGATAAAGTAGATACTAGAGCAAGAGGAAGACTACTATCATTAAAAATAGAAAACGATGCTGCAGGAGAAACTTGGCGTTACGGAAGTTTTAGAATGGATGCACAACCAGATGGGAGAAGATAATGACAAAAAGATTAAATATTAAAAAAGCAATTAAAAAACCAGGTTCTTTAAGAAAAGCTTTAAACATTAAAAAAGGTGAAAAGATTCCTTTAGATAAATTAAATAAAGCAGCTAAAGCAAAAGGCAAATTAGGACAACGAGCTCGTTTTGCTCAAACTTTAAGAAAAATAAATAAGGCATAATGGCTAAATTAACTAATTATATACCAGAACCTCAACTTCAATATGATGTTGAAAACCAACGTCAAATTATTGAATCTATGACAACTATGAAACAACAGCTTAATTTTTCTTTTCAAGAAGATTTAAAAAACGAACAAGACGCATTTAATTATTTTTTATCATGACAATACAATATAAAAACGCAGGAGTAAGTTTAACAACTACTAATTTAACTACTGTTTTAACTATAGCTACTTCAGCAGTAGCTATTGTAAAAAGTGTATATTATGCAAATTCTAGCACGGGTTCCATAATATGTAATGGATCTTTAAGAGACAGTTCTGCAAGTGCAGACTTTGAGTTTTTTAGAGATGCGGTAGCAGCTAGTAGCCAAGTAAATGCTTCGCCTCAAGGGTTGAATTTAGAAGCAGGAGATGCTATAAAAGTTCAAGCGCAGACAGCCGATAAAATTAAAGTGGTTGTAAGTTATGCTTTAATAAACAGAGAGAATGAAAACGGATAACATACATAAGATCGATTGTACGACTATAACAATTTATAGAAATACAAAGACAGGCGAGACTTCTAAAGAAAAAATAGAAGGTCCTGATATTGTAACAGATGTTACAGTACAGGTTTCACCGAAAGGTTTGGATGTTTTCCAGAAAGTAATGAATGAAAATAAGAAACCAAAGCCCTAAAGGTGGAACCGAATTACAACTTGGTTTTTTACATCAATACGTAGATAAAAATTTATTAGATCAAGTTCAAATTTGTACTAGTGTCCCGGGTAAAGTACCCTTAGACCCTAATAAATTAAATATCCTTTGGCAAAAAAATTCTTACGATCAGCCTAATTTATACCCTTGGTTTAAAGATAAAGCCAACCATTATAAATACGATTGGTATGTTTTTAATTCACATTGGAATTATGAAAAATTTAGAATGATGTTTGGTATTCCTACTGAAAAATGTATTGTTATTAAAAACGGAGTAGAAAAAATAAAACAATCTAAACCCTATGAAAAAGGTAAACCTATTAGAATAATTCATCAGAACACGCCCTGGAGAGGATTATCTGTTTTACTTGGTGCAATGCAATTAATTAAAAACCCATTAATTACTTTAGATGTGTATTCTTCTTGTGAGGTTTATGGCAAAGACTTTATGGAAAAAAATGATCATAATTATAAAGCATTATATGATCAAGCAGAATCTTTATCTAACGTAAACTATATTGGATATAAACCAAATGAATATATAAGAGAAAATATACATGATTATAATATGTACGTTTATCCAAGTATCTTTGAAGAAACTTCATGTATATCTTTACTTGAAGCAATGTCCGCTGGTTTATATAGTATCGTGACTGATTACGGAGCTTTGTTTGAAACAGGTGCAGAGTTTCCAATGTATATTCCTTACGACAGTAACTATAAAGCTTTAGCTGAAAAATTTGCTTATGGAATCTCAGCTGCAGCAGAAACTTTACACGAACCACAAATACACAATCATCTAACAACTCAAGCTAACTACACACAGATATATTATTCTTGGCCAAAACAAGCTTCTGCGTGGACAACATTTTTAAAAGGAGCACTAAATGTCAAAGCCAAATGAACCAATATGGTTTAATGTAGATAAAAAAGAATCTGCTAATAATGATACTTACCAAACAATTAAAACTAACAAAGTAGAAAATAAAGTAACTGAAATAAATTTAGGAACTTCACCCCACAAAATAATGGTATGTACCCCTTGTCATAGTGATGTCAGTATGCACTATTGTCAGGCAGTATTAAAATTTCAACAAGCGTGTTGGAAAGAAAGAATACAATGTAGTTTTACATTATTAAAATCTTCCTTAGTTACTCAAGGCAGAAATCTTTGTGTAGCAGAATTTTTAAATCATGAAGATAACTACACGCATTTATTATTTATAGATTCAGATATTGATTTTAGTGCAAAAAGTATTTTTAAAATGTTAGATTTTGACAAAGATATAATTAGTGTTCCCTATCCTATGAAAATGTTAAGTTGGGACAAAATATGGCGAAGAACAAATGTTAAAGAAGATGCAGTTAAAAGTGCAGATGACATGGCCAAAAGCGGTTTTACCTTTCCTGTAAAAGTAGAGAATCCTACATCAATTGCCGTGGACAAAGGACTTATAGAACTTACTCATGCTCCAACTGGCTGTATGTTAATAAAAAGAAACGTTATTGAAAAAATGATTAAAGAATATTCTCATCTGGAAATATATCAACCCACTAACATTAATGGGAAAGAAGTTAAAAAAGAAAACATGTACAACTTATTTGATACTTTGCACGACCCCCATACTAAAAGATATTTTGGAGAAGACTTTGGTTTTTGTCAAAGATGGGTAGATATAGGGGGTAAAGTATATGCCTATATTGATGACTATATAACTCATGTCGGAGAGTATTGTTATAGCGGTCGATTTAGAGATGATTTATGGCAAGCTACACGGCCTGTCAAATCTGTTGACGAGTCTAAAAAAATCAAATAAAGTATAATATTTACAGGATTTCTACGCCTGCTTAACAGTATAAATATATTTAAATTATGGCGATATCTAGATCTTTAATGAACAGACAATTACAAGCAAACGGTGGCATCATGCAAGTTGCACCTAGAGAAAAATTTGGTTTAGGAAGTTCAATTAAAAAATTTGCAAGAAAAATTATACCCAATGAAGTAGCAGAAATTGCAGTTAAAGCTGCACCTTTTGTTGCGCCTTTTAACCCTGCCGTTGCAGCAGCAATGTCAGGTATTGGTACTTTTGATCAAACAGGAAGTATTGGTGATTCTTTAAAGGGAGGTGCTTTAACTTATGGATTGGGCCAAGGAGCTAGATATATAGGTGGCGCAGGTTTTCAAGGTAATCCTTTTACTGCTGGGGGAGCATTTACAGCACCAGGTTTTACTCAAGGATTTAGTTCTCCTATAGGTACACAAACTGGTCTTGGTAAATTATTTTCGAACCAAGGAACTAAAGGTGTTCAAGGTGTAAGTGTAGATAGTGGTAGAGGTGGAACAAGTTCAAGCGCACTAGCAAGATCATCCGCTAATGCTCCTGGAGCTGAAGTATTAGCTAGTGAAGTATCTTATCAAGCTCCTGTGGTAACAGGAAGTGGCAACAATCCATTTGGATATAAAGATGCGGTTACTGATGTAGTAACAGGAAGTGGTAACAATCCATTTGGATATAAAGATGCGGTTACTGAATCAATATCAGAATCTATAATGGACCCATCAAGTGCAGCGAGCAAAGCAAGAGCTATGGGAGATACAATATTAAAAACTACTGTCGATAAATCAGTGGTAGCTAAAGAACCTGGATTTTTAAAAAATATGTTTGATGGAGTTGCTAATCAAGATTACGGCAAGGTCGCTCGAACAATTGGAGATGGAGCTAAAAAATTTGGTAAGGCCATGTTTACAAATAAAGATGGCGGTATTGACAAAGCAGCAGTAATGGGAGCAATAGCTTTTGCTGGTTCATATGCTGAAGCTAAAGCATTGGCTGCTGAAACAGGAGTTGATATGGATTTGACTGAAGCAGAGTATGATGAATTAAATAAAGCTGATAAAAAAGAAGAATATGCAGGTTACTTAACTGACTTCTTTGGTGGTAAAAAAGACGGCGGTAGAATAGGATTAAAGTTTGGTTCAGAACCAAAAGATGCAGAAGTAGGAATCATGACAATTGACGTCGAAGCAGGCGATGACGAAGACGAAGGAGATATGGATGATCTTATGGCAGGCATTACATTTAGCTCTGCAGAAAAATCATATTTGTTTAGGAGATTAGGTGCTACTGGAGGATCAAGTAGAAGTTCTTCAATGCCTAATTTATATAGAATTTTAAATAATCCTGGAGCTTACCCAAATGATGCAGCAATTTTAAAACAAATAGCTATTCAAGGTCTTAATAAAAAAGACGGCGGAAGAATAGGGTTTAGTGAAGGTGCTGATTTAGAACAAAAACTAATAGACCTTGCAGACTATTATATGGAAAGAGGTTTATCAGAATCAGAAGCTTATGAAACCGCTGCAAAAGAATTGTATAAAGCAGACGGCGGAAGAATAGGATTTAAAGGCGGATCAGGTTCTTCTGATAGAGTAGCACAATTAATGTTAGAAAGAGACTTTTTACTTTCTAAAGATGAAGATGTTTCTTTTATAGATGCAGAACTGGAAAGAGACTTTGGAATTAAAATGAAAGCCGAGGGTGGTATTATGGAATCTAAAATGCCAACAGGTCAAATAAGAAAAAACAATGCAGGTGTAGTTGAGAGAGACTACAGAGATGAAGGTGGTTTTGTACCAGTCGGTATTAAAGAAAGAGCCGATGATGTACCCGCTATGTTATCTAAAAATGAATTTGTAATGACTGCTGATGCTGTACGTGGTATAGGTAACGGCAGTGTTGAAGAGGGATCTAAAAAATTATATAACACAATGAAACAAGCAGAAAAAGTAGGTAAAGCATAATGGCAACAGATTATACACAAACAGTAAGACGAGCACCTTTTTTAGAAGCAGCTCAAGAAAATTACGTAGATTTATTAACGCAACAAGTCGGTAGAGCTCCTGGCTCTGCTGGTGTACCAACACTTGCGGAACTTGGACCACAGGTTGCAAGTCAAAATGTTTTAACTCAAGCAGCTCAACAACAAGCAGCAACTCAAGCAGGGCTAGGTCAATTAACTTTTGACCCAACAAGCGGAGCTGTAACGGGAGCTGGAACAGGGACAGGTGTTGCAGGATATCAACCTTTTTTAGACCAAGCCTCAGCTTACTCTGGACCAACAAGCTTCCAATCGTTTATGTCTCCTTATCAACAACAGATAATCGATACGACTTTACAAGAATTTGATACTCAAACTGCAAAGGGTGTACCACAACTTGCAGCAAACGCTATTCAACAAGGTGCTTTTGGTGGTGGTAGAGAAGGTATAGCTCAAGCTCAATATGCTGGTCAGAGAGGTAGAGATAGAGCAGCTTTACAAGCACAGTTATTAGGTCGGGGTTTTACTCAAGCAAATCAATTAGCTAATCAAGCATTTGATCAACAAAGACAATTAGCATCATTACAACCATCGTTGGCTGCAACTGGTGTACAACAATTAGGTGCAGCAGGTACAGGAAACTTAGCTTTCCAACAAGCAGCGTTAGATGCAGCACAACAAAGAAATCAATTAGCATACAATGAACCACTAAGCAGAATTCAAGCTTTTGGATCAGGGATTGCCTCTCAAGCAAGTGGTTCTCCCCTAACCACTACTAACACTTCCATGGGTGGCGGCGCGGCTCCTGTTGGACCTTTATCTCAAGCTTTATCTGCTGGATTAAGTGCTTATGGTTTAGGTAGTATTTTTGGAGGACGATAATGTATTTTAAAAGACCATCATTTAGAAGAGGCGGAACTATCGGTGGTGGAATTATGTCTGGTACCGACATGGGTAGCAGAACAGGTTTTCAAAACCCTATTATTAATTTTTTAAATAAAAATATTTTAGGCACTAAAACACAAATTCCTACAATGCCTACAGGACCAGTTACACAAAGCAAAGGAATTGAAGAAGTATTAGCTAACACTAATATTAGAGGAAGCGTTAACACTGTGCCTCAAACGGTAGAAGAATTATATAAGAAGAGAGGTGAGAGTCTTAAAAGTTCTGGAAATGTATTAGGAGAAGTATTTGCTTCTAAAACTTTTACTGATGCTGATGGTGTCGAAAGAGATAGAACTACTGGAGAAATAGTAAAGAGCAGCGGTATTGCAGAGGTTCTAAACGAAGGTGAAGGAAGAGACCTAGAGTTTCAAGCAAGAGGAATGAATGAAGAGGATTATGCTAATCTTTTATTAGAAAAAAAAGCACAAGAGAAAAAAGAAGTTGTCCCTGGTGATGACGGAGATTCTATTACTTTAGATCCCATGGCAGAAATTAAAAGAGAAAAAGATTTTTTAAATAATCTTTTAAAGAATGAAGGTTTAGAAAGAGGAGAAGCTGCGTTAGTAGCTGCTAAAGCTATTGGAACTGAAGGTAGCTTTAAAGATAAATTAGATGCAGCTGTAAATATGGCTTTACCTATTGTAAGAAAAAGAAACAAAGAAGACAAAGCAGTTACATTAATGGCGTACAAAGCTTTCAAAGATAAAGAAAAAGAAGCAAGTAAAGACACTCCAGGTATTAAAGATTTAAAATATCAAGCATCTGTTTTAATGAAATCAGATAATCCTAAATATAAAGGTAAATCACAAAATGAAGTTATATCTACTATAATAGAAGAAAAATTTAGTGATGCAGATTCAACAACACGTAAAAAGAATTTAAGTGACAAAACTGTAGTAGGGGAAATATATGATAGATACGATGGTGTAAAAGATGCAAAAACTGCAATAGATTTATACATTGAAGAAAAGTATACTAAAAAAGGTAAAGAGGTAGATCTAACAGATAAAAAATTAATTCGTTATAAAAAAGCTTTAGAAGAAGCTAAAAAAGATTTTAATTTATTTACTTCTATTCCAGAATTTACAGACATTCATCCTAACATCGCAGATGCTTATGCAAGACTAGGTGTAAAAGATGGTGGTAGAATTAAAAGAGCTTTAGGTACTCCACCAAGCGGAGAACAAATAATTACGACAGAAGCTCAAACTGTTGGAGCTGAAACAGCTGAAAAACCTGTTGTAAAATTAACTTATGCTCAACTAAGAGATAGATTACCACCAGAAATTACCGACGATGTAGTACAACTATTAGCAAACAGTGAAGAGGCGTTACAAGAATTTGCATACATAGAAACACAAAATGATGTTAATGCTTTTAATTTAAAGTATGGTGTTAATCTTATAATTCCTCCTGCACCTCAAACAGCATAGGAGAAAACATGGCATTAGAAGGCTTACGAGGTTTCGATTACGAAGAAGATATTACCCAAGCTCGAGGAACCGATGTTGGTGTTACAGATTATTTATTTGATATTCCTGTTGGAGCTGTAGCTGGTTTAAGTCAGGCTGTTAAAGGTCTTCTTCAATTAGGTGCAATGCCTATTGATTATCTTGCAAACACAAATTTACTTACAGGTATTGATAATATCTTTGATAAGATAACTCCAGAAACAGATACGGCAGTTGGAGACATTACATCTATTCTTGCGCAATTTGCTATACCTTATGGAGCTGCATTAAAAATTGCAGGGGGTATTAGTAAATTAAAAGGTTTAAGCACAGCCACTAAACTGACCGCTCCTGGTATGACTAGAGCATCACAAGGCATGGAACTTGCTAAACGTGCAGGTTACTACGGAGGTATAGGTGGTATTACAGACTTTGCAGTTTCAACTCCTGATGATTTAGGTACACTCTCGGACGTAGTAGGTTTAACGGAGCAAACAGACTTTGAAGGTTTAACAGGTAAAGAAAGAGCTGCTGAAACAATTAAAGGTAAATTAAAATTTGGTGCAGAAGGTACAGTTGTAGGTGGCGGAGTTACTTTGTTACCATCTGTTGCTAGTGTTGGATTTAGATATGGAATTATACCTGCAGCCAAAACAGTGGGTTATGTAGGTGGTAAAGCTTTAAATGTAATTGATTACCCTTTGACCGGTGCAATTAATGCGATTGTAGGTAAAGGTGAAAAGAGTGCCATTCAATCTGCTATTTCTAAAGGTGGAGCTCTTGCAGAAAAAGCCGGAGATAAATTAGGATTAAGTGGAGACTGGAGACATGTTCCTGTAGACGGTGGTATGATAGATCAAATTAAAAGAGGTATAGTCAGAGTTAAAGATCAATTTGTAACTGATAGAGGTTTAACTCCAGAATTAAGAAGTATGCAGATTGCTGCTAACAATGCGTTAGCGGGTAAAGAAAAAGTTTTAAAATCATTTGGATCTAAGGTTCAAGAGATACAAGAAAATATAATTAAAGATTACAAAGTTAAATTTGATGATGGTGAGTCTTTACTTGCATTACAAATAGAAGCAAACAAAGTCAAAGATATATTAAAAGCTAAAACTGCAGGTGAAGTAGATGACATAATTGCTACTCTTGAAAAAGGTAAAGATAAGACAGTTGAAAGAGAATTAATTAAAAATATTAAAAAGCTTAAACAAATAGTTGATAAAACAGATAATCAATACAAAATTTTTACAGGAGACATGGACCTAGCCAATGGGGCAGCTATGGATTTTGGTCTGTATACTCAAAGAAGATTTGCTGCATTTAATAATAAAAAATTTAAATTTAATCCTTTGTTAGAAAACGATGCGT